TATAAAGTAGGAAGTTATGGAACAGGTCCACATCAATATGATGTTAATAAACCTATTTCTCTTTTACCAGCAGGATATAGATAGAAATTAATGATAACAATATTAGAAAACGCAAAAAATAGATTAACAGAATTAACCAATACAAATAGAAAAGTATTTGTTAGACTATCTGTAAAGGGTGGTGGTTGTGCTGGGTTTGGATATGATTGGTCGTTTGAAAATGAATCTAAACCAGATGATATTCTTGTTGATGGTATATTATTAGTAGATAAAAGTTTTGAATTGTATCTATTAGGTATGCAATTGGATTATAAAAATGATTTATTTGGTTCTAATTTTGTATTCAATAACCCTAAAGCCAAATCCTCTTGTGGATGTGGCACATCATTTAGTATTTAAGACCTAACTGCTTTTCAGTAATTAGTTTAAACTCCATATTATTATTTACACAATATGCCTTGGCTGCTGACCATTTTGCCTTATTTTTAATATAGTTATATGACTCACGCATATAAGATTTAGTTTTCTTTTTAGGTGGTTTAGGTTTAACAATTTGTCTTGATGGTTTAATTTCAATCATATACTTTTTATTCTTTATTGTTTTAATGATAAAGTCTGGAAAGTATCTATGAAATTTCTTGTCTAATGGATTATAGTATCTGATAGGTAATTCTTCACTTGCCCAAACTAATACATCAGGATTTTGGTCGCAATAGTGCATAAACCTACGCTCTAATAGTGACCTATACACTATCATATTAGGGTTGCCTACATACTTTCTAGGGTAAGTTGGTCTGTAAATTCCTTTGTAACTCTTTCTCATATATTACCTATAAATCATATAAATATTAGAAGTATTTATAACAAGGAACAAAATGGCATTTGCAGGCACAGGACAAAGAAGAAAATCAGTAAAACTAAAGAACTTTCTTACTAACGCTGTAAGAGGAGTTAAGAGTTTTGTGGTTAACAAAGCAATTGGTAATTTTAATGCTAGTGACCTAGTCAGTAATTGGACATCACAAAATACTGCTTATAATGGTAGTAATAAATCTGAAATACAGGCATTATTGAAGAAATCACCATTTGAAAAAGCTAAAGATAGAAAAACATCAATTAAAGAAACTGATCCTCTAGGGTTTCAACACATACAATATCCAGCAGATTTAACAGGTAATGAATTAGGTAATTGGATATTATTTTTCACAATAAATTCAAATCTTCACGGCGGTGCTTCAAGAGCTGCTGAAATGCAATTTTCAAAGCGTATGGGTATGCCAAAAGCAACTAAATCACACGCTATTAGAGAGTTTGATAGAATAGAAGGAAGAACATCTGCTTATGGACCTGCAGATACAATGAGAGAACAATATAGAGAAGCAGGTATTCATATACCAAGAGTGGTAATGGAAAATACTGTATCAGAAGGTTATAAAAGCCAAGATTATGTATCAGGTGCAATTGCATTATATATGCCACCTGATATTAAAGTTAGTTATGGTGCAGAATGGGGATCAGAAGACGCAATGTTGGCAGGAGATGTATCTAAACTTTGGAAAGATATTCAAAAATCTGATAAGCACGGTTGGGATTTAGTTGAAAGTGTGGCAGCTCACGGAACTGGTATTGGTCTTTTAAATTTACAGAAAGCGCTTGGTGCGTTAGGTGAAGGTGCTGGTATTGGTGATTGGGTTAAAATATTAGGTAAGAATATGGGTATGGCGGTAAATAACCATAAAGAACAAGTATTTGAAAATCCTACTTTTAGAGAATTCTCATATCAATTTAAATTTTTCCCTAAAAATAGTGATGAAACTAATAGAGTACAAAAAATAATTGCAATGTTTAAATATCATATGCACCCTTGGAAAGATAATGAAAATTGGAATGGTCGTTTGTTTCAATATCCATCAGAATTTGAAATACATTATTTACGAAATGGTACTGATCCTGATACTGGTAAAACTTATGGCGGAATTAATTCAAAGTTACACAAAATATCAAGATGTGCTTTAAAGAAATGTGATGTAAATTATTCACCTGAAGGTGGTAATTTTAAAACGTTTAAAGACCATTCACCAGTTACATATACTATTGATTTAAACTTTGTTGAATTAGAATTTATGACTAAACAGAAAATATTAGAAGGATTTTAAAAATGTATTTTGAACAATTTCCAACTATGCTATACGATATTAAAGGCAATAATAATTATAAATTAGTGCCTGATATATTTCGTAGAGTTAAAATATCTAGTAAAGTAAAAGATAATGTAACTCTATTAGAAACATATGATGTTTCAGATGGAGAAAAACCAGAAGATGTGGCATATAAAATGTATGGTAATACAGAATTATTTTGGGTTGTGTGTATGATTAACAACATAGAAAATCCTTATTATGATTGGGCGTTATCTAATATACAATTTGAAAATTATATGAAAGACAAATATGACAATGTTGACGCAGTACACCATTATGAAAAAATACAATCAAGTGGACCTCAAATAGGTGCAGGACCCGAAGACTATTCTCATATGATAGAGTGCAATTCAACGGACGCAGGCGCAGGTCCTGTTACTAATTTTGAATATGAAAGAAGACTACAAGATAAGAAAAGACAAATCAAATTACTTTCTCCTAAATATGTTGGTCTATTTGTAGATGAATTTAAGAGGTTGATTAAACAATGATATGGCAGATAATACAGAAAAATTAATTAAAGCAGGCGAATACATTATAGATACTGCTGAAATTTTATCATATAGAATATCAGATGGTGGTCCTGGACAAGGTCTACAACCATTTAGAATGGACATTAAAGGTATTATAGGTAAATTAGAATTTGACCAAAATCTTTTCAAGGGTTCAATGTATGGTAAAATACAAGTATTGGATCAAAATGATGTACGTACATTATTACCAATTACAGGTTTAGAAAAATTAAATTTATCATTTCACACACCAGGTTTAGATGGTCCACGTGGTGTTGCTAACCATAGTCATCCATTTCACATAACTAGAATAGAAAATGTAGCACCTGATATTAAATCAGGTAAGAAAATTCAAGCGTATGATATATATTTTAATTCAAGAGAACTTATGTATAACATTACACGTAAAGTTAGTAAGGCGTATGATGGACCAGTTGAATTAGCTGTTGAAGATATATTTAGAAATAAAAGATATCTTAATAGTAGCAAACAATTATATGTTGAACCTACAATACATCCTACTAAAGTAGTTATACCAAATACCTCACCATTTAAAGCAATTCATATGTTGCAACAAAGAGCAATATCTAAACGATATAAAAATGCACATTACTTATTTTATGAAAACAATGATGGCTACCATTTTAGAAGTCTTGAATCATTATTAGCAATGGCAGGTGCAGGCAGACGACCATCTAGGTGGACTTACCGAATGCAAAGTCAACATATAAGAAGTGGACAAGGTACTAGAGATGTGATAACAGATTTAAAGGGAGTTTCAAGTTGGACTCTTGCCAGACCAGTTGATTTAGTAGACAGTATAGTAGGTGGTGCATATTCAAGCAAACTTATGGAACACGATATGTTTTTTAAAACGGTGCAAACAAGTGAGTTTGATTATACTGAAGATTGGGAAAAATCATTTCATACTGAATTGAGTGAAGAGAGGAACTTACCAATACCTGAATCAAAATTTGAAGATACAGGTAAATCAATAAGTGAAGCATATGATTCAATGGTAATGTTGAAATCTCATACGAGTAATATTCATAATGAATCGGTTAATGCGAGTGGTAAATATACAACACAAAAGGCAATATCACAAAGACGATTAATGCTAAATGGTACATTAACATTTACTGCTCACGGTCTATCCCATTTACAGGTAGGAGATATTATTAATTTTGATATACCTATAATTGAACCTTTGGCGCATAATAAAAAACAACGATTATCACCTCAATGGGCAGGTCGTTATTTAATATATCAATTGAAACACGTTCTTATGGCACCCAATACGTATACAATGCAAGTTAAATGTTTTAAAGAGAGTGTTGAAACACCATATCCAGAAGAGCATAATAGTTGGACACACGTGCCAATGCCTCCGAAGGAAACACATAATGTTTATGCTTTAGACGATACAATAATTGGTAATGCTGGTATATCAAGTAAATTTGGAATAGGGAAGAAGTAAAGTAAAAGGGGATATTATGAGAACAACTGAAAGAATTTTTGAGACTCGCAAAATTTTTGGGTTCGCTAACGCTAGACGTGTAAGAACTACATTACAGCAGGTCTCTTTAGAGAATATGACAGAACTATGACACAGCAGATACGAACAAACATAGAACATCTACAAGCATTGACCATTGACAATGTGAGTGGAATAGTGTATAACGCAGATGAGCTGATGGAATCACAGCGTAGTCGCCAGGCATACTATATTAATGCGAAGCCATCTAAGCATCCGACGGTAACCAAAGTTGTTCAGAATTGGCTAAAAGGTATATTACTACCTTTACGCAATGGGTACGCAAGTGTGGTCGCTGGTACGCAAACTCGCCTGCGTAAAGAATTTAATGTACGCAGATTACACACTCGCCTGCGTAAAGGTATTCTAAATAGTTTCATAATGCGTAAGTCGACTCGTTTAAAAGAAAAACAATATGGGAAAAAACTAAATGGCTAACAATAATTTTTTAGGGTTCAATAATTTTATCTGGTTCAACGGCGTTGTTGAAGACAGACTTGACCCTTACACATTAGGAAGAGTGCGAGTGCGTTGCGTGGGCATACATACACACGACAAAGAAGTTTTGCCAACTGCCGACTTGCCTTGGGCGCAAGTTGTCTTGCCAGTTACATCGCCAGGCATTTCAGGTTTAGGTTCTTCACCAAGTTTTCTTGTTGAAGGCAGTTGGGTGTTCGGATATTTTAGAGATGGCGACCAATGTCAAGAGCCAGTTGTACTTGGCTCGGTGCCAGGTGTGCCTGCAGAAAAGCCAACTGGTGAGTTTGGATTTTCTGATCCTTCTGGTAAATATCCTATTACAAAAATGGAGAGTGATGTCAATAGACTTGCACGAAATGATTTTACGCATTTAGCTTTGGACGCCAGAGCGAATAGTGTTAAAACAGGTATTGCGACTGCTGATTTTAATTCTACAAAGGCGGCAAACTATTCTGATATGCCTGCAAGTGATGGCACGACTTGGGATCAACCTGCGCCAGCTTGGGCGGCACAATATCCTTTCAATCACGTCTATGAGAGTGAGAGTGGACATATTTCTGAAATAGATGATACGCCAGGCGCCGAAAGAATTTATCACGCACATACAACAGGCACAGGTTATGAAATTGACAAAGACGGTGTAATTAATATTCACAATGTAAAAGACAAATACGAAATTACTTCAGGCAAACAATGTCACGCCATTGAAGGCAATAGTGACATTACCATAGATGGTCGCCATAAGATTTTTATTAACAAGAGTCAAGGCACAAACAATCACTATGACATACAGATAGGCCCAGGCGCAAATGTCAACATACAAGTAGATAAAGGGAATATCAATATGGTCACCGTTGAAGGCAACATCAATGTTAACTCTGGTGGGGATTATAATCTAAAAGTAAAAGGCAATTACTCTAGTGTTATAGAAGGCTATAAATCAGAAATTATTGAAGGCACGAAGACATCATCTACAACAGGTGCTGTCATACACAAAGGTTCAACAATTGACTTGAACCCAGGCAGTATGCCAGGTCAATAACATATATATTAAACACGAAAAAATTTAAAACAGAAATCTGAAAAACGACCTGACAAAAAGGCTATTGTTAAAATTCTTATATAATTTAAACTATAAATGCAATAACAATCATTAGATATATTGTTATCTCATTTTTTTCCGGCCAGCTAGGAAATTCGCCAGGATCATAAATAGTCCTATAATGTCTATTACAAAACAATCATACACCGACTTAAAAGAGTATTGGGACTTTCAACGTAAGATAGAATACAATAAAGAGAAGTTACAAGATATGGTTAAAGAAATGCAAGGTCGGGTTTACAATCAAATGGGAATGATGAGTGAGAAAGAACTCTTTGATTCCCTTTGGACTAAACTTCCACAAGAAGCGTATGAAAATCCGCCAAGTACCTATATACCAGAAAACGAAACTTACAGATTTGAATGGGAAGGTGAACCCAATAAACAGAAACAATTGCCTTTACATAAGAAAGGACGTCCTGTTGTCTTACGTGCAAGAAAGAAGATAGACGAGATATTACCTTATATGGACGGTGACCATATTAATCATCCAGACGATAAATGATTAGTGTTTATGTCTTGTTAATTGTATTTGTTATTATGGCTATAATTCTTGGAAACTTGTAAATTATATATATCTGTGTAGTGTTCGCAAGAATGCTCCAAGTACCTGGTCTCCACGACTCGGCAAAAATCAGTATCTCTTTCCTTTTACATAATTCTTATTCCACAAGTAAATATAATGTCCTTGTCTTTTATACGTAATAGTTAACGGTTTCCATCTGTCGTGTAAACGTAATGTCTTTATGTAGGCAATACAATATTC